AGAATAACAAGTTACAAGTATCTTGATACAAGTATCTTGATACAAGTCGACCCACACAATAAACTAGCTTCTTTACTTTACTGTATGGGTCAAACACGAGAAAGGCGATGTATGTATATTAGATTTAGCCAGCAGCTCGTTCCATGGCCATCCTGAGTATCTCATCCCTAGTGTCCTTACTCTTGAGATCGGAATAATCAGAGGCATGAACTAATGCTGATGTTGCTTTAATTGTGTTAGCTGGCCTAGGTTTATTAATATTTGTTTCAACTTTTCTTTTCTGGTCTTCAAAATCTTCAAACCTGTGAAGCTCAAACTTCTTAATAATATTGTAAGCCGAGACGCCAGTATTATATATATCAGTAGATTGATCAAGTGTAGCCGCTATTTCAGGGAATCTTTCCTTGAGAATAGAGATACTATCTTGGTTAACTATCTTATTAAAGTCAGGATACTGTGTCTGTAATTTCATCCTAGAGTTGTTAACAGACATTTCAGCTAGATGCTTCTTGATAACCTTGATCTCTTTAGTAGAGTCATCCTCATAGTCTAAGTCATCATCCAGACTATCAGCAGTCTTAGCATTGGCTTGTTCTAGCTGTTTAATACGGGCTGAGTATTGATCACGTTCAGCCTGAAGCTTGTTCCTTGATTCCCTAAGAGCTTTAAGGTTCTCCTGTTGAACTGTAGGTCTAGGTGTTTCTACTTCCTCGGCACCAGTGTTGTCAATACTGGTATTGTCAATACTGGTATTGTCAATACTGGTATTGTCAATATCTTCTTGTTCTATAGTCTCTTCAGCAATAGTCTCTTCTATTTCTGTTGCTACTGCCTCTAGAGTATTTTCTGCTGGATTTATTTCTTCTGACATTTATTCTCCATCTAAATTGTTATATATATCTGAACCGTAAATATCGTTCTTTAAATTTAACCCTATTGCTTTATCTAAAAGCCTACCTTCAACAAATCCTACCACAAAAGGTAAGAGAGGATCATTTATAAGCTCTAAGTTATAACGTTGAGCATACATGCCATTACATAAATCCTTTGATGGAATCATCCATAAAAACCTTAAGTCTTCAGATGCAGAATCAAAGCTATATACAGCCTGATCATAACTTGGCGCAGGACATGACTGACGTGCATAAAAGTAATTACGTATAGTTTTTTGTATAAGCTTCTCTTTTTTGGTAAGCACAACCACAAAGAATGTACCTGAATACTTATCCTTACCCTTAATGGCTGTATCCTTAAGGGTATCCATATAATTCTTGTTCATTCTCTCAGATAGCTCTCTAACCTGAACCTTCTCTGGCATATACTTAGACTGCTTTTCAAAGGCCTGCTCACCTATGTTGGTTAAAGCAGACCCTTTTTCCTTCTCTATCATAACTACTTCTTTTTCTTAGTTTTAGGCCCAGGTTTCATAGGTCTAACCTTTTTAGGTTTATCTTTAGTCTTGTCTTCTCTTCCAAGGATGCTTTCATAAACATCCTTTCCGGTTCCTTTTGGTCTTATATATGCAGTCATTATAACTCCTTATAAATTTGCGCCAGGTGAATTGCCCGGCATTGCTGGCTGAACAGGCTGGGACGGTATTTGCTCCTTAGTAGCACCTGTAACGATAGCGCTACCCAGTTGTTCCGTATTATTATTTTGCGATGCTTCAGCTTTAACTACATTTGATAACTGTATTAACTTGTTTAACTGATCAATATCTACATTGTCTATTTCTTGAAGTGTCTTAACTAAGTTCAACATAGATTGAGTCTTATCTTTTTCTGCTTCTTGTCGACGTTCATCCATCAATCCTATATTGCTATAGACACGAGAATCGCGTTCCTTAGCCAAAGATAGATCTGATTGAACCTTGGCCTTAGCGAGTTCAGCTTGTGCTACCTGAAGATCCTGTTGTGTTTGTTCAGCTTTTTGTTGAGATTCTGCTTGCTGTTGTTTGATCTTATCCATTTGTTCAAGAAGTTTAGTCTTGTTCTGTAATGTTGCAGCTTCAATAATAGCTTCATCAGGAATAGGTAACCCCATCTCTTTAAGTTGTATAAGCTCATTAAATTCAGCCTGTCGCTGAAGGTCAGTGTTAAATCCAGCCGAAACTGCTGCATCGTACCTGCCAAACGCTTTATTGTAGAACTGAGGAGCAGGCTCTTCTTCTATTATTCTCTTAACTTTTCCAGGAGTATAGTTAGATTGAATAGCATCAAGAAGAACTGTACCTAACATCTTCTGAGATCTATCTAATTGATCAAAAAGGGTTTGAAGAGTAGTCAGACCTGCTCCCTGTCTTAGCATTGATAATACGCCAGCTTTGTCATCATCAGCTGAACCTAAAAGCTCACTATTAACACCAGATATCTCTTCAATTTCTTTAGCCATCAACTCAGAAAGCTGGAACATTGAAGGTGGAATCTGTGGCGCTTGTATTTGCTGAACATCTGTCATTTGAGCTTCTGCTTTTAAAGCTAATCCTTTACCTTGACCACTTAAATACACATCGTCAGGATTTACCAAAGAATTTTCTTTAAAAATCCAACCTGAATTAATTTGGCTCTCTTGCACGTCTAGCTCGATGTTCTTACGCCTGTTATAGAGGTATTGAGCATCCCTAAGGCCTCTTACAACTGACTGTAGCTTCAATGAGTAGTCTGCGATGTTAGGATTAAAGTAACCAAAAACAGGAATAAATGGATATGAGTCTGTTCCTAATGGATTTAAGCCGTCATAAACTAAGCTACCCTGTACTAATATAGCAAGCTTAACAGTAGGGATCTGTACCTTAGATACTGTAACGGTAGGATATTCTCTTAAGAACTGGTCCATACCTTCGTCAGACTTACCCTGCCATTCCATACTCTCACCAGTTTGAGTATCTATAAGCAGAGTTTGTTCTCTAGAGTCTAAATAGTAATACTCATCATATGCCATAAGAGACTTACGATAGACATTATTGTTTTCAGGCATAAAAGAGAATAGATTCTCAGCACTTAATATGGAAAGCTCATCTATTAGCTTAAGTTTATCAGGCATAATAGACTGTATCTGTACCTTAGACATAAATGTACGCTTCCATAAGCAGTTACAATCAGATAAATCAGCCTTTCTAAAGAACGGATCAATCATAAAGGAGTTGTAAGATACATTGTCTACCTTTAAAGAACCTGATACAGGATCTTGGCGATAGTCATTCCATACATGCATTAATGAGAATCCAGAGGTTAAAGCTTCGTTAAAGGATTCACTTATGGTCGAAAGTATGTATTCTTTCCTACTGACATGGCCCATGATCCTTGAAAACTGGTCAGCCGTCTGCTGATCGCCATTTTCAACTGGCACTACAGTGATACTCTTCCTAGCACGTCGTTGATGTCCTGATATCATCTCGACAATACGTCTAATACGATTAAAGCTGAATAGGTTACGACGTTTAAGTGGTGTAGATCTATATACTTCATTCCATACTGATTGATCACCTGCATAGAACCTATTATCTAGTTCAGCCTGGTAAAAGAACTCTTGATTCTTATCGTTATAGTTATTATAGAAATCCTTTATCTTATCTTTTATAAAGGTGTCTTTTTCAGAAAAATTACTAACATCCGTATCTGGAAACAATTTCATTACTATATCCTTTACTAGCCTAATGGATTAAAACTATTATAATTTTTACCATACATTACTCGGTTATATCTAGCATCTAATTCTTCAGCTGATGAACCCTGCGTTACACTTTTATAGGAAACAGATAAATACCTAAAAGCATCAACAGCATGTGATTCTGGTCCGTGAAAAAAAGTGTTCTTATATTGTTGCCTTTTCTCGTCCCATTCATATCTGTATAGATTAAGATTCTTTACTAGTTTAAAGCACTTATTTTCATCTATATAGCATTTAGATAGTGCTACCTTAGAAGCCTCTATGCCATCAGCAACATGAAGCTTAGGTGATATTATAAAATTAATACCTAAACGAGCAGCCATATCTCTTCTTGTTACTCCAGTAGAAAATGAATGGTTTTCCATGTCATGAGGAGCTATATGTTTTCCATACTTATAGTCCTTAGTATCAAGATACTTAATATAATGCTCTAAGCCCTCCTGATTATTTTCATAATAATCTATAATATGGATACTTTGTCCAATTACCTGAAAGAATATGATAGCTGTTTTATCTGCATAGCCAAGATCCCAACTTGTATGTACTTGAAACGAGGGTTCCCATAAAACATCAGTTATCTGATTATTGTTATTAATCTTATTCAATACTAATGAGAACACGCTACCACCAACACCTTGATCAAACGACACATAATATTCCTGCATAAACATATCATGACTCATAGAAAGACGTTCTTCTTCAAGCTTTTCTTGAGATAGGTGTCTAATCTGATCAACATCCCTCCTGTAACAAAACCAATAAGGAGAGTTACTAGCTACCTGATATAAATCGTAGAAGTGATTCTTTGCGAATGGAGTTGAAATAAAAATAGCTATACCATCATTACTTGCTAGCACTGGACGAATTGTGGTATAAGCTTTTGGGTTTTGGTATGCATACTCACTAAATATTACCATATAAGGGTTAGTACCACGAAGCCGATCGTATTCAGAGCTCCCAAGAAATTGTAGGACTGAGCCGTTAACAAATGTAACTTTCATCTCAGAAGAGTTCTTCTTACATATAGCATCTGGAAGATAGTCTAATATCTTAATACCTGAAATATCAATAGCATCCCAAATAGCCTTACGAGCGTTCGAAAATGTTGGGAATATATAGAATATAGTACACACCTTCTTAAGACACTGCCTAAGAGCTATTTGTAGGCATGTCATATCTTTCCCAGCTCTTCTAGGGAGTATAACTAATACCTTCTTGAAGTTATCTTTTTCTATAGCGTTGACTATAGGTATTTGATAATCCCTAAAGGTAAACTTCTTCATAGCTATACGAGTTTCAACATTTCTGGTTAAATCATTCATCTTTATTCTTTTTATTAGGGTCTCTTAATATCGACTTAACTATATTTATAAGATCTTCTTTCTGCGAGTCTGATTTATCTATTACTTTAAGCTTCATATTATTAAAGTATTCTTCTTGAGCCTTCCACTCTGGATCATAAATTCCCTGCATATGAGTAAATGTATTACCTGAAGGGTTAGATTCAAGAGCTGCTAATTCTCTATTAACTCCTATAACGAACATGGCATACTCTTTAGCTTCGGCTAATTCTGGTGATGTTTTAATTAAGCTAGTAAGATTCACAGGATTTGTATTATGACGCCTTAAAACTTCATTAAATACTTTTATTGTAGGATCAGTTAAAACAGTGGTTATTATCTTTTCTGCTAGGTCTTTCTTAAAAAAAGTACTTGCATCTTTTTTATTATAAAATATGTTTTGATTCTTCCACTGTTCATAAACTGTATTTGTAGTTTTCTTTGTTGCTATAGTAGGCTGGGGTTTCTTTGCCTTAGGTTTCTTTTTCATGGGTTTATTGTTAGTTGTCTTCATCTATCTCCTTCCTTGATATTTACTATAAAATATAAGCATGTTAATGTAGATTTTATCTAAGGCTAGTCTTGTCATAGTATATTAATAGTAACTATATTAGAAAGACGTTATGAAGAAAAGAGAAAATAAAGGCTCAGTAAATAGCATGGATAGGCATAAGTTCGAAGAAGAAAAGCTTATAGA